CACCTGCTCCATCATCTATTAAAAATAAATCTGCATCTACGATGTCTGCACCAATATCAGTAGCACCATCTATATCTAAACCAGCTACATTAAATCCACCTGCAGCGGTTGCTAACGTTCCTGCAAAGGTAGCGTTTGCACCACTAAAAGTTAAAGCTGTTGTTCCAGAAGAACTTGATTTAATAACTAATTGTCCGCCTGTATTTGTAAATGTTCCAAATAATGTTCCACCATCTTTTAAAAAGATATCGGCTCCATCGGCATCTAAAACGATATCTGTACCAGCATCAATCGTTGCAACTGCAGAAGAAGAAATAGTTAAATCAGTACCATCTCCTTCAATCTTTTCACCATCGTCACCAAATACTAATCCAACATTATTTGGTAAATTTACATCAGCCGTTGCTGTTAATGCAATATCTGCTCCTGAAGTAATAGTTAAATCTGTACTATCACCTTCAATTTTTTCACCACTACCAAATGTAATTCCAACGTTTGCTGGTATCACTACATCTGCTACCGCAGTTAAATTAATATTATTTCCTGCAATCGTTAAATCTGTACCATCACCTTCAATTTTTTCTCCATCATTACCAAAAGTTAATCCAATATCAGATCCAATGTTTATATCTCCACCTGAACCAACAACAAATGTAATGTCTGTGCCATCTCCTGATACATATTCTTCAGCAGCACCAATCATGAATTTTTTACCGGATGCTAATAAGAATGCTGAAACATCACCGTCAAATCTTGCAACTTCTGTTCCTGAACCACCATCATTAACTTTGAAAATTATATCTTTGTCAGAAACTTTTGATTCTACAATAACATCGCTAGATGAATTATGAACACGGAGCATTTCTGTGCCATCGTCTTCATAAACAATTCCACTTGAAGCTGTACCTGCATCTAATGTTATACCGCCAGCAGATTCTAAATTAATAGAATCAACTGCCGTACCATCAGACACCACATCTAAATCTCCATCTGCATTAGAAGCTACATAAAGACCAGTATCTCTTAATTGAAGTTTACCGGCACCACCTAATAATACATCAGTTCCGTCAAACGTTAGATTTGCTTCTGCATCTAATTCTGTTGTTGTAGCACCAACGGTAACTAATTCATTCGCTGTTGCATTATTTAAAGCTGTAATAGTTCCTGATACTGTCGTCCAATCTAAATTACCTGAACCATCAGTTTTTAATAATTGATTTGCACTTCCATCAGAAGTAGGTAATTCCCATGCCGTACCTCCAGAAGCTATAGTTAAAGCTGATCCTGAAGATGAAAGATATTCACCACCAGCAGCATCATATAAATATAATTTTGCTGCACCTGCTAATACAAGATCATCTGTAGACTCATCCCAAAGCATGTATGCTCCAGACGTTGCTCCGAAGAATTTAACATCATAACCTGTATCGTCAACACCAACTGTTACCGTGTTGTCTATTTGTACTGCTCCATCAATATCAACAGCGTCTAAATTAGCTGTTCCATCAACATCAATATCTCCCGCAAGGTCAATTCCTGCTGCACCTGCTAAAACTAAATCATCTGCTGATGTGTCCCATAACATGTAAGCACTTGCTGTATCACCAAAAAATTTTGTATCGTAACCTTGTCCGTCAACACCAGATGTAAATGTAGCGTCTATTTGAACAGCACCATCAATATCAACAGCGTCTAAATTTGTAGTTCCATCTATATCTGCGCTGCCTGATATATCTAAAGTAGTTGCATCTAATTCTCCTGCAACTGTTAATACACCACTAGTTAATGTTAAAAGATCTGTGTCACTTGTATGTCCGATTGTTGTACCGTTAGCGATAATATTATCAATGGTTAAAGTTGTAAGAGTACCCAAACTTGTTACACTACCTTGTGCAGCCGTTGCTAGCGTACCTGTTAATGTGCCTGTGACTGTAAGATTGTCGGCAATTGTTGTTTCTGAAGTTGTGTGTCCTATTGTAACTGCTATTCCAGAAGTTTCTGTTGCAATTTTTAAAGCACCTTGTGCATTTGTAATATATGAATTAGAGCCATCATGGTACAGCAACATGTCATTGCCCGTACCAAATTTGGCATTCGCACTATCAGCAAACGTTGCATGAGAACCAGTGAGTACATTGAAAGCATTTGCAGTAAATGTAAAATCGTCTGCGCCCGCAATTTCAATATCAATCTGATCATCGGTACTTGCTGTAATGCTAGTATCGGAATCAGCATCCAAAGTTAATTCGTTACCATCTAAATCATAAGAACCGACTCCACCAATATTTGAATCAACCATATTTGGATCAGTTGAATCATCAGCAGTCGCATAAATAAGTTTAGTTCCTTTATCCGTAGCTGCCCAAGTAACACTTGATCCTGAACCAGAAACATATTTAAATTGAACCGTGTAAGCCCCGGATGTATTATTTTTCATTATATAAAAAGTTTGAACATCCAAAGGAACGGTTACAACTTGGTTTCCAGTAATCGTTCCAGTAAATTCTATAATTCTATGTGCAAGAACTGCACCTGTTGATCCATCAGAAACGGATAACGTTGTTGTTTGAGCACTACCCGCTATGGATTGTGCCGTATAACCGCCAGCAATTTGTTCTAGGATTTGTAAATTGGTATTGGTAGTTGATCCCCATGTACCGGCATTTTCGCCAGTTGTCATCAACTCTGTACCTAAACCTGTATAACTTGATGCCATAATTTATCCTATGCGCTTCCTACAAATACCTCCACATCACATGATGCTGTATCTGTATCTACTGTAATATCGACTAAATCTGAAAGGCCTGAAGCTAAAGCGGATCCTGCTGCTTTCATCGTGTCCACAACGCCACCACTATTATCACCTGGATAAATAAACGAGTGACCCGCATCGACCTTCATTCTAAATTCTGTGTTATCTTCATCTCTAAACGTTAACATAATATGATTCGATGAATCTAAATTTGTAATTCTGATATATCTTACATCACCATCATCAAACATTCCTGCGACATAACCTACTTTGTTAGCCGTTACACCAACACTACTAAGTGCTGATAAAAATCCAATTAATCCACATTCTGTTGTTGATGCAGTTACAACTCTTTTTACAACTTCATTAACACTAGAAATATCTAAAGATCTTTCCGATCCATAATCGATGTTGTTGAGTGTAATTGCTTCTTTGACTGTTACTGTTAGTGTTGCCATATTTTAATTCCTTACGGTGTCTGAGCCGGAACGGGTATACGAGGTTCTCCATCCGTATAGTCGTCTCGTCTTCTTCGACCTAATTGTTCCGAACCAAACTTTTGTACTTCAGTTTGATACTTTTGTTCGTATAGTTGTAGCATATCCTGTGGACCTTTTAAATAGCTAAAGGCTTCTACGAGACATGCATATAATAATCCATTACCAAAGTTAAGACTTAAATACGTTGTTGTATTTGCTGAACTCAATCCTATAGGTCTAGCGTTGTAATGAATTTTGTACATAAAGGCTGAACTTGGTGTTGGCACAATGGTAATTCGTCCTGAAGATGTTGCTCCAGTTCCTTCTGCTCCACCTGACATGGCATAATATTTTGGTGTACCTGTCGTTGTTTCAGCTGCATCATATTCTCTAAGATAGCTAATATCTTTTTTTGTTAACCAACTATTAGCTCCTGTTGCTACAGTAGTTGATGTATAAACTTGAAGTCCTCTAACAAATAATGTTCCAGCAGGAGCATAAACATTATCTTTTGAAGCGGTTAAATTGCCAATCATTTCTTTTCGATCGGCATCAATAGGAACTTCTCTTAAAATTCTAAGTTCAGAGTTGTCAATAAATTGATCGGTAATAGTACTAGATAATACCGAGGTTCCAACTTCCGTATAATTCTGAATTGCCGTTGTAAGTGTTGAGTATGTAAATCCTGCCATATTATGCTGTTATAGTTGCTGGACCAGCCGAACAACTATTGCCTCCTCCCGATACTCCTCCACTTGTAGCTGTGTTCGTGTTTACAGTAAAGTGATAATAATCATTTGTATTTGTAATATCTCCGCTTGAATCTCTTTTGCCAACTGTAATTGAATAGCCAGAAGAATAAGCAATATTGGATCCAGATATTCCATCAAAATCTGTTGGATTTTGATAAGCATCTGAATCGCTACTTGTCCATGTTGGACCTCTGAATCTAACAGTATCACTTGTTGATCTTTCATGACTTTTTTCATAAACATTTATAATTCCTGAACTTGCAGCAATCGTTTCAAAAGGATTAGGATTTAGTATTCTAGACACTTCATTTTCTTCTCTTGCAGGTCTTGCATGTCTTAGCCCATGTCCTTCTACACTATAATGTTTCTTTTCATCTTGTGGATGTCTTGTTTCATATTCAGATTTATGAACAAGAGAACCATTCCATTCTTTAATCATTTCATTATAGGGAAATTCCATTCCACTTCTATCTGAGATCGCTTTAGCGTATTTTCCTTTTGCAAATGCCATAATTATCCACTCGGGTAATAAGACTCCGGAGTTATATAAGTGCTTGTAGAA